TATATCAATATTGTTGTAGAAGTAATGAAGATTTTTTAATGATAGATTTATCAGCACCAGCAGAAAGTAAATTTAGAAGAAATTATTTAGAAGTATTAGATATAAATAATTTTCTATAATATAATATATAATGAGGAAAGAAGAAGGTTCTAGAAATTTTTTAATGTGCCGTGGTGGTAGAATTATGTCTCACATGAGAGGTTCAATGAATCAAAGACCTTATAGACATATCATGCCGATAAATGTTAGTGGAAAAGATAAATTAATTGATAGTGAATCATTAGGAATTAGACGAGGTGGTGAATTATTATTATCAGAAGCAAGTAATCAAAATATTATGGGAACTGGTTATGGAGTAAAAAGTCCATCAACTGATTTTTTAAAAAAATTAGACAATTTAAGTGTTATAGGAAAATCTAAAAGAAAAAATATTAACATTCAATTGTAAAATTTTTTTCTCTTTATAAAATATAATGTCTGACTCATTACTTTATGAAATTAGCAAATCAGAAAATCTTCCTGGAGAACCTTTCATTAAGAAAGAATATGTTTATATGCTCGACCAAAATAATGGTTCATATTCTAACAATCAAGTTATTCTAGATTTAGCTGCAATCAGTAATTCAGGAAAATGGTGTGACTGGGCTAATGCTGAACTCGTAGTTCCATTATTAATTACGATGACCTCAGCAACAAATTTTTCAGCTGTGGCATCTGATTATGCTGTTGGTCTTAAGAATGGTTTCCATCAAATTGTTAATTCTATTAATGTAGAATATAATAACACATCTGTAGTTCAAGTTTCAAATTTGACAAATATGTATATTTCATATAAACTCAATACTACACTTGGTTTGAATGATGTTTTGACAATTGGTCCTCAAATTGGTTTTAGTCCTGATTCATATTTGTCTTGGTCTTATCAAACTGCCGGTTCATTACGAGGAGTAGGAAGCACTAATAATGTAAATAATCCTGGATTTTTTGATACATCTGTTGCTTTTTCATCTGTTCAAGATAATGCAGGTTTCACTCAAAGATTATTAGACCAAGTATTTACTAACAATCAAGTTGGTGTTTCTACTTTGCTTGGTGCTACTTGGAATACTATTTCAGCACAATATGCTAAATCATATACTACACCTGCCGTATTTGCCGGTGGAATTTGTAGTAAATCTTGGAATGTTTTAGCAACAATCAGATTAAAAGATATTGCGGATTTTTTCGCACAAATGCCATTAACTCGTAATGCTTATATTAAAATGTATATTAATCTTAATCAATCATTGACAACTCTACGAGTGACTGGAACTACATCAATGTCAATTAATTCAAGTGATGTAATAATTTATGGTGGTCAAACAAATCCTCTTCTTATTTCATCAGCACAAGCAAATAACGGACTTGCTCCTTTTGTAGGAATTGCTGGTGATAAAGTAGCAACATTTTCTGTCTCTGTTTTGAATTCATTAGATCCAAATTGTCCTGCTGGAATTGCTCGTAATCCTATGATGAATTCTTGTCGTTTATATGCTAATCTTTATACTATGAATCCAATGAAAGAAGAAGAATATTTACAACAAAGAACTAAGACAATTAGATATAAAGATTTTTTCCAATATCAATTTTTAAATGTCACTTCAGCATTTAACTTTTTAGTTTCTAATGGTCTTTCAAGATTACAAGAAATTATTGTAGTTCCTTTGATTAGTGGGTCAGTTAATGGTGTATCAGGTCAAACTTTCACAACTCTTCGCTCTCCATTTTCATCTGAACCAGCAACATGCTCTCCTTTGGAATGGTTCAATAATTTTAATATTCAAATTAGTGGAACTAATATTTTTACTAATTCTCAGCAATTTGGTTTTGAAAGTTTCCAATCTGAATTACAAGGCGTTGGCTCTGTTAATGGTGGTCTTGTCGATGGTCTAACATCAGGATTAATTTCTCAAAATGCATTTTTGAATAACTACGGATATTTGGTTGCTAATGTTGCTCGTAGATTGCCTGAAGATAATTCTGCCAAGTCAGTTCAAATTAGTGGAACATGTTTATCTCAGTTGCCAGTAGATTTATATATATTTTGTGTCCTAGAAAAGTCAATCACAATAGACTCGTATAGTGGAAAAAGACTAGAATAATTTTGTGAGCATATATCGTAATAAAATAAAAAAATAATATATAAAAAAAATTATATATTATTATGTTTCTAATGTGATTAAGATGTATTCAGGTTTTTTATTTTTATTTTTATCTCTAAATCGTTTTGCATTATCTTTTAATTTTTGTTTAAATTCAGGTTCATTAATATGTTTATGGTAATGTTTTTTTACAAGTTCAGCATACTTTGATTTATTAGCATCTCTATATTTTTTATTTGCTAATCTTCTTCTTTCTTTTTTATCTTCAATTTGTCTATTAGTTTCTTCCATCGTTAATATTGAATAATATTATTTTTTTATATTGATTTAAATATAATATTAAGTATTGACACTCATATAATTAAGTAGATGCTTAATATTAAGATAATTTAACTAAATATTAAGCATAATTCGCTACATAATTAAGTAATCACTAGATTAAAAATTTTTAATTAAATAGTTTGCCAACATTATCTTAATTATATGAAGATTTTCACTTAATATTTAGTTAAATTATCTTAATATTAAGCACTATCTTAATTATATGCTTAATTATATGAAAATTATACATACTATATATAAAAATTATTGTTTGAAATATTTTTTTTTATATTTATTTTCATTTGTGATGAATATGAACCATTCATAATCTAATTCATGAATTATTAATGTTTGATTTAATATTTGAAATACATAACTATACATTTTAATATATATATTATCAAGAGAAAATAAAACCATAATATCGTTAATACAAATATATAATCTAAATTATCTAATTCTTCTTTCATCAAATTATATATAAATAATAAATAAAAAATTATTCAAATGCTACTTCAATTGAATCATGAGGACATTCAGAATTGACACCTACACATAGTTGTTCCATCGTCATTGTAGGATATTTATTACCACACTTATTACAGGTTAAATTTGAAATTTTTGTATCACCTAACATCTTCTTCCATTTAGCAGATTGAATTTCTACATCTTGTAATTTCTCCATCATCAATCTCATCACTACTGGATGAAGTTTAGTATCAGTATTAAATAAATTTTTTAAAAATATTTCAATAACTCTTAATCTATCCAAATGATCTAATTCACTAAAATGTTTTCCTAAATCTGTATAAAATTCTAAAGGTTTTTCAATACAACCATAATCCAATAAATTATATGATGATTTTTTACTTTCTAAATCCATTTATATATTTAGGAAAATATTTTAAATAATTCATTTAAATTTATTTATTTTTATATTTTCATATATTATAATTAAGAAATGTCAATTGCTAAAATAATTGAAGACAAATTAAAAGAAAATCGTCCTAACTTATCTGTAAATTCTGTTAAAACATATGTAAGTATATTAAAAAATTTATATAAAAAAGTTTATCCTGAAGAAGAATTTAATTTAACTAAATTTAAAAATCAAGATAAATTTTTAAAATTTTTAGAAAATGTAGAAGGTTCAAAAAGAAAAACATATTTGTCAGCACTCGTAGTTATTTGTAATGATGATTGCGAAAAATATTTACAATTAATGACTGAAGATGCTAATAATCATTCAAAAGAACAAAAGAAACAAAAAAGAACTGAGAAGCAAACTGAGAACTGGGTCGAACAAGATGAATTGAATCAAATTATTAATAATCATGAAGTTGAAGCAAATAAAATATTTAAGTTGAAAACAGCGCCTACGATGGAACAATTACAAGACGCTCAAAATTATATTTTATTATGTCTTGTATCAGGGAAATATATTGATGTGAGGCGATCATTAGATTGGGCTGAAATGAAAATAAAAAATTTTGATGAAGAATCTAATTCATTTGAAATGCCAAATAGAAAACCTTGGAAGTTTATTTTTAGACGATACAAGACACAAGCAAGTCACGGAGTTCAAGAAATTATTATTACTCCTGAATTAAAAAAAATATTAACAAAATGGATTAAATTATTAAATCAAGTTTGTCCTAATGCTGAATATTTATTAATTGATAAAAATTGTAATAAATTAAGTTCTGTAAAAATCACACAAAGATTAAATAAAATATTTGGAAGAAATGCAAGTATTAATATTATGCGTAGAAGTCATGTTACTGCTAAATATAAAGATATGCCTGCATTGGAAGAATTGATGGAAGATGCTAAGGATATGGGTCATAGTCTCGTCCAGCATTTAGAATATATTGCAAAATAAAAAATATTATATTTCAACTTTCCATGTAATATCCAGTTATTTCTTTTAATAAATTCAAATTATCATCTGTATCATTACTCCATAATTTTATAAATTTTTCTAATCCTTGTAATGATGTTAAATATTTATTAGCATTCATGAATTGAATGAAAAATAAACTATATATTCCACATCCTCCTGTATCTACATCTTGAATATGTTTATCATTTGAAACTATTTTAGAATTTTTATAAATTCCGCCTTTGACTCTAATCCAGTTAATTAAACTTTGAGGAATTGCAAAGCCGAATGAATCAAAATAAACAATGTATTCTTTTGGTTTTTTTGAAAACCATAAAGCAACCCAATGAGTTCCGCCATTTTGTTCTCCTTCTGAATTTACTGAATCTTGTAAATTTATTATATATCCATTTGGTTTTATTCTTGATGGCGGATTATCTTTCATGAATATATCATTTACAGGTATTCTTTTAGTTTTAATTATTTTCCATAAATCTACATCAGTAATCATGAATGTATATTATATGTTTTTATAAAAAATAATTTTCATCTAATTGAAATGTTAAATATTCTAATAAATCTTCATATCTTCCAATGTATTGGTCTCCTAAAAATATTATTGGTAAATGTGAAATATCAAATGGTCTATGTATTTTATTTTCAATTGATTTCGTAAATTCTGAAATATTATTTTTTATCATTTGGTCACAATTAAATATTATTTTTTTTTCTTTTTCTAATAATTTTATTGTTTTTTCATTTTCATCACAATTTGATTTAATGTATATTATAAATGTCATATAATATATATTATTGAGAATTAAAAAATACTAAACTATATTTCGTTCCTTCTAAATCATCAGTATTCCAATGTTCTATTTTAGAACCATCAAAAATTACTGGATTACAATTAGCATCATATTCAATATTGTCAATTATAATTTTACAACCAGCATAATCTCCAAATGAAACCAACATAGATTTTCCTACATTTTTATTATCTATATGTTTAGGACATACAACATTTTTATTTACATGAATTGATGTGAATTTAAAAGGACAATATATATTTCCAATTCTTAATAATTCATTATATATTTCAGGATACTTGATTGAATAATTTGATAAATCAAATAATTCACCATATTTTCTTCCAAATCTTGCTCTCGTATATCCAAATGTTACTGATTGATGACCTATTGGAAATCCTCTACGATTAGTTGCTTTCAATCTTCTTGTAAGGTATATATCTTCTAACATACTATATAAAATACAAAATTCACTTGCTGGAATACTTGGAAGTTTTATTACATTAATAAATTCACAATGTTTTTTAAAAACTAAGTTAGGCATTTCATTATACTTATCAAGAGGTAATTTTTTATAATTATATTTTAATAAATTATGATAATTATACAATAAACAATTTAAACTATTATTATAATTATCTTTATTTCGCTGTGTAGATAATCCACCTTTTTTAGAAAAATATTTTGTCTTAATTAAGACATTATTATATCTTCCAGTATTTCCATATTTTAAAAAATATAATATAGACCTTTCCCAATCTTCCATTGAAATGTAATTTAATTTCAAATCTTTATGATTACGTAATATTTGAAAACAACCAATAACTAAATACCTTCCTATTTTAAATGATGAAGTTGTTTTTATTCGTTGTTCGAAAAAAAATGGATTTACACTTGGATTAATTCCAATAATTCCCACCGAATTTTCATTCATAAAATTTATACAATCATTAATCCATTCTAAAAATGGTTTATTATCTTTTTCAATTAAATCTTCAATATCATCGTCCATAGAAATAATTATTTGACCTTCATCATAATAATCACTAATAAAATTACGTTGTTCTACAAGTCCAATAACTCCAACAATAAAATTATAATTTTCTCCAATACTATTTTTATATAATTGTAATTGTTCGTCATTTGCTACAAATATATCAATTATATCAATTGAAACATTATTTTTTTTTAAAAAATCAATTGTTTTAAAATTATCGTATCTATCATAAGTAGGAATTGCTATTCTATACATATATATTGTAAATATATTATTATTTTTTATTTAGCGAAAACTTCCACCACACATACAATTTCCTCGTCCTGAGACATTTCTAAAACTCGAACCTTGTACTCCAAAACCATAAACATCTTTGAATGCTCTTCCTAATCCTGAACCTTGCATTGTATCAGCATAGAGAGAACCTGAACCACTAATTCCTGTAATTTGTCCTTGCTGAATATTTGGTCTAACATAAAATGATTGTTTTGCTACACTATCAGGACTTAATAGGGTACTCATGTCATTACGAGAATATAAACCCATACCACCTGTTGAGTCTTGTTCTGACATCATTGATGCTCTTCGTCTTCTTCCTGATGATACAGCTTGTTGAATTTGACTTTCTACTTTTTCTACATTTAAATCTACTATATTTCTAGCTCCTTGTGATTTTTCCATTAATTTATCCATTGCTAATTGTTTTGCTTCATCAGACATAGCTGATTTAGAAATAGATGATAATCCTTCTTTTTCTGCTCTATCAATTAATTTAGCAGACCTATCTTGAACTATTGCTGATGCTCTATCTACATATTCCTGAGGATTTTTTGATTGTTTTTTTGATAATCTATTTAATCCTTTTTCAGCATAACTTCTCCCAGTAGCAGTGAATATCTTAGCTGTCATATCTGCCTGTTCTGGCTCCATACCATAGCTAATTGCTGCTTGTTTTATGCCTGCTTCTACCAAAGGTTCAGCCATATTTAATGCAGTCTCACCAGCAAATTTAAGCACAGGTCTTGCTTCATTCCAGATTTTTTTTCCTTCACTTAATACACTTTTTTTTATTTTTGATAATGTTAATTTACCACCTGTAATAGGAACTTCAGGCAAATCTAAAACTGCTGCACCGTGCTTAAAAACTTTATTAGTTAATGCTTTAGCATGTTTCACATTCAATCCCATTCCTGAAAATAATGCAGTCATTTTGTCTTTTTGTGCTTTTAATTTTTTTCCTTTGAATCCATAATCTTTTAAACCATATCCTTTTTTTTCTGCTTGTTGCTGAATTTGGTCACCGAGAACTTTTCCAACTACGGCTCCAGAAACACCAGTTGGGTCTCCCAGAGCCATACTCAATCCAGTTGTTGCTGCAGGTAATAACACATCTGCTCCTACATCAATTAATTCTTTTGCTATTTCTTTACCAATTCCAGAATCTACTATAGTTTTATTAAATCCTTTCTTTGTTTTAGAACCAATTTTTTTTACACCTTGCTTTATATCTGAACTAACATCTTTTATTCCGCATCCATCAAAATTGACATTCTTGCGTGGTCTTCCACGGCCTTTTTTTCTCGCAAGTTCCATAAACATCTTTATATATTATAATAAAATAAAATAAAATAATTATTTTTTATTTTATTTTATTTTTTTATATTTTTGCTAAAATAAAAATTATTTTTTTTTCTCTAATTCTTCAATTGTTAATTGTGTATCATATAATATTTGATAATTATTAATTAATTGTTGAAGAGTTTTATGTTGTCTTTGATAATATTTTTTTATTTTAAATATTTCTTCTTTGCGTGATTCTTGTGAATGTAATTTATTAAATAATTCGGTTTCAATTCTTCTAAATTTATCAATATCATTTCTCAAATCATTCATATTCATTTTTTATAATTTAAGGAAATATTTTTTTTTAATTATTTAAAAGTATTTGAATTTATTTTATTTTATTATTGTATATTAAATGACAATTATTCTACTTACGAGCAATCAATTAGCAAATCGAGGAACTGGAAATAACAAGTTGATATTCGAATTTACTGGCGGTGGGGTACAATTTCAACATAATGAAATAGCATTAGGAACATGTCAAATATATTATTCTTGGTATAATATTACATCTGCTTATAGAAATAATACTTATTCATACAGATGGACTAATGGTATAACTTATAACGTGACTATGCCTGATGGTAATTATTCTGTTGATGAATTGAATACATTTTTACAATCTGTTATGGTTGCTAATAAACATTATTTCGTAGATACTATTACTGGTGATTTTACTTATTTCATCCAGTTTGAGACAAATGAAACATTTTATTCTGTTCAATTAAATTGTTATGTCGTTCCAACAACTTTACCACCTAATAAAGCATTACCTGCCACTCCTGGATGGACTTTGCCTGCTATTGCTACAACTCCACAAGTTATTATTTTAGCAAATGCTTTTAGAGATATTATTGGATTTTCTGCTGGAACTTATCCTCCTGCAGTTCCGCAAGGGACTACATATTCTATTTTATCTTCCACAAGTCCTCAAGTAAATCCTGTAAGTTCATTACAAATTACATGTTCAATATGTAATAATCCTTACTCATCTCAATCAAAAGTTATTTATGCTTTTGGTGTTCCTGAAACACAATTTGGCGGACAAATCCTAATCCAAGTTCCTGAATATACTTTTACCAAAATTGTTGATGGAAATTATAATCAGTTTGAAGTCTCAATTTTAGACCAAAATGGAAATTCTGTTTTTTTAATTGATCCTCAGATTAGCATTATGTTAGTAATTAAAGAACGAGGAACTAATCAATAGAGCAATTCCGTTACTTTAATATTTTATTATTCCTTCTTCTTTCAATTTTTCAGCAACATATTCCTGTATTTCATTTGATTTATCAAATTGTTTATTAGTAAGCATTTCTTCATATGCTCTTTGAATTGTTGCTGAAAGAGGTTTATTCATCATTTTTCTATAATCTTTTTCATTTATTATTTGAATATTCACTAATGTTGATTTTTGTTTTTGTGACGGTTGAGATTGTTGTTTAGATTGTTGTTGAGTTGATTTTTTTAATCTAATTTTCATTTTATTTACTATATTAGCAGGATTTCCATGAACATCAATTAATATTTTTTTTATTAATTGTTCCTCTGTCAAATTACTAGCATCCTGTCCTGTTTCTTCTAATATTATTTGATTCAATTCTTCTTTTGGTGAATCCAATAATATATTTATAGTATTTTGTAAATCTTCCATTTCGTCCTCAGTGTATTCAATTATAGGTGCAGGTTTTGATTTTTTTGGTTTTGGTTTTGATGATTCAGGTTCTTTTTCAAATATTACATCAGAAAAATCAAGTTCGTCAGATTCTTCAGATTTTGGCTTTTTTGATTGTAAATATTTTTTACTTCTTTCTTCAGCTTTAGTTGTTTTAGTAATTCTTGATTTTGTTGCTGAAGTTTTATAAAGTTCATCTCCAAATTTATCAATTAAAGTTAGTGTAAAATCTTTTGTTTGGTCAGGTAAATCAACATTAGAATCTGTAAATTCTATCAATATATTAAATCCTTCCAACATTAAAATTAAATCTATTAAATCAGGTATAGTCATATTTTTTATACTTGCTTTTGACTTTCTATTTACTTGGTCGAATTTATTAGGAACATCTTTAATATTTCTTTTATCCATTATTTCATAAATAGTTTTGATTAAATCTTTTTTTGGTAATTTTAAATATTTTTCTACTATTTTTCTTGCTTCACTTGAATATTCAAATGGTCTATTTTTTTTATATTCATTCATCGCTATAACTATTTCAGGACCAGACATTCCTGGTTTTATCCATGGTCGTCTTTTTTCTTCATATTTAATTCGTTCTTTTTCAATTTCTTCATATTCTTTTTCTCGTTCAGACATCATATCATCTTGAGTTTTTTTTGCTTTTTGAAATTTGTTTTTAAAGTCTTCGTATTCTTTTCTTGCTTTTTCTACTTCAATTATGTCAAAATCATCTTCTTTATCATCAAGTATATACTGGTAAGCATTATTTATCAATTGAAACATTTCTTTACCTCTTTCTTGTTCTTCTTTTGTTTTACTTGATAATCTATCAGGATGATATATTCTTGATTTTTTCATATAAGCATTTCTAATATCTTTTAATGATGCGGATTTAGATATACCAAGTATTTTATATGGATCCAAATTGTCTTTGTCTTCAAATTCTAATGTGGGTAAATATTTACCAACTTTATAATTTGTATTCCAATTTCTTTTAATATCAATTGGTTTTTTTGAATACATTGATTGAGATGGCACTGCTTCTTCTAATTCAAAGAATTTATTTTTTTTTGCTTGTTTTTTCAAAACATTTCTTGGAATAAAATTTTTTAAATCTTCTTCTGTCAATGTTCTTGTTGATTTTGTTCCTCTAGATTTTCTACCTTTTGTTTTACTATAAGGAATTATATCTTTTTTTGTATCACCAAATCGTAATCGTTGAGTTACAACATCAGGATATTCAACTTCAACATCAGAATATTCAACTTCATCAGGATATTCAACTTCAACATCAGGGAATTCTAATTCTTCAGGTTCTTGTTGATTTGCTCCATTTCTTTCTAAAAGTAATATCAACTGACATTTCTTCAAACCTTTATGTGCTAAACCCATTTTTTTAGCAATTTCACGTAATTCTTTAACTGTTAATCTACAAATTGGGAACTCCATTGATATATTATCTTGATAAAAAAATAATGGCATTTTTTACCTTTCGGTTATAATTATATATATAGGGTTATCTTTAAGTTCTTTATCTTTAAGTTCTCATATATATAATTAAGCAAAAGTATTTGAATTTATAATTTTGAAACTAAGGAAGATACATCAGATTCACGCATCATTATTGCATTAATCAATTGTTCTCTTGTTTTTAATTTGTTTATTAATTGCATTGGATAATATTGTCTTGAATATAATATTTCTAATAATTCGCTAATTGGTAATCTTTCTAATCTTCGTTCTTCATCTCTTCTTTCTAAAAATGCATTTTTTGTTTTTGATTGAGTTTTAGATGATTGAGTTTTGGATGATTGAGTTCTGGGTTTTGGTCGTTCATTTGATTCGTTAATTGGTTTCATGTATATTTTCTCTGAGATAAATTCTAACTTAGAAGAAAAATTATTTGGAACTAAATCATAACACTCATCTAAATACATTATTTCATCTATAATTTGTTGTTGTGTTAAATTTTCTGGAATTATAAAATTAGGATTTCTTTTTTTTATTTTTTGATGTAATTGACTTTTAGATAGAGCAAATAACTTATTTCGTCTATCAATACATAATTTATATTTTAATTTTTCTTCAGCATCATCAACTTCATATTCCATTTGTTTTGTTTTTTTTTGAAATTTTGTTTTTCTTGGTGGAACATAGATATAATCTTTACCATAACCTGCTCTATCTAATAAGATTATTAAATCATATTTTTTTATTTTAGTTGTTGGTATTTTAAAATCCTTTGCTATATCTTTTAATTGTTTTAGAGTAAATTCGCATAAACTATAGTCAGCCATATAATATATTATCTTGATAAAAAAATATATTATAAAAGTATTTGAATTATTATTCATATAAAAAATAATTAAAATTATAAATTCAATTCTTCAAAATATTTTATATGTTTTTGAGTTTTTATGTGAATAGATTTATTACCCATCGTATATTTTCCACCACATTCACAATTTATTTTTTGATTAATTAATTCTTTATTTTTTTCTTTATATTGTTTATTACATTCTAATATTTGTTCTTTATTTTGTTCTTTATATTGTTTATTATATTCTATTATTTGTTCTTTATTTTGTTCATAATATTCTTGCTTAGTTCTCGTAGGGACACATTTATTTAATGTCGGTTTTCTTTCTTCAATCCAATACCGCTCTCTTGTTTCTAATTGTCTTTTACTTTCACAATTATGTTCTTCAATTATGACCATACACCAATTATCAAATCCACCATGCTCACGAATAAATTGATAAACATATTGATTATGTATTTTGCTATTCGGATTATTACAACCAGTTTTGTGTTGTTGTTTTCTTCTATTTTTATTTGTTGTTGAACCAATATATTCATCAGTTATAGAGGCATCTTTACAACATATTTTATAAATCAATCCTTCTCCATAATTAACCATTTCTTACAATATTATACCATTTTGTCTTTAAATCGTTTAGTGGATAATTGATTTTAACATTTCAATTTTTAATTCAAATTCTATCAATTTTGATTGTATTTTATCATTCATTTCATTCAATTTTTCATTTTTTAAAAATATATCTTCTTCATCAATCATTTGATTATTCAAATTATCTACTTCAACATATAATTCCATCACTTCATATTTCAACTTCAAAATATATTCATTTAGATAATTTCGTTCATAATTCATTTGTTCTTTGCGTAATCTATCCTCCATATGATTCATGTTATATATTATATTATATGATTTCTTTAAGTTCTTTTATCTTTAAGTTTTTATATATTTTATTTGTATATAATTGACCTATTAACTATGTCTATTATATTGTGTGTAACTGATTCATTACATATTTTACATTTTTTATAATGTAATTTTTTAAATGTATCAAATTGTCTTTTTGATTTAACACTTTGTATAGATTTACCACAAGTAAAATTAATATCATACATCTCACGATTAGTTATTAAAGTTTTCATTTTATATATTATATATACTATTTCTTTAAGTTATTTATTAAAGAAAAATTGTTATTAATTATGAAAAATGAATTATTAATTAAGAATTTTTTTAATATAAAGAAAATTAATTTATATTAAATAACAAATATGCCAAGAAGTATCCCAAGAATAATCGGTGATAAAACATTTTCAAGTAAAAAATCTGCTGAGGAATATGTCAGAAAATTTATTGCTGATATTGGAATTGGTGTTAAAATAAGACCTACTGATGAAAGATTTTATTTTTTAAATGAATTATGTAAATCTCATAAACAATATGATGAGAAAATACAAGATGGAATTGAATACTTCTTCATTGCCAAAAATAAAATTTATCCAAAAGGAAATGAATTGAGAATTAAAAGAATTAACTCTGATTCCATTGATATAAGTTGGGTTGATTGTGCAAGAAATAAATGTGATAAATCTGAAGAAATGTTAAATGAAGCTATGAGACAATCAATTAAAGAATTTGCTATAGATTATAAGAGGAAAAATGAATTATGCTGTAAGAGATGTAATATCAAAGATATTGATTACACTGAGTTTCATGTGGATCATATTATTCCATTTTCATTAATTAAGAAAACATTTTTAGATGAAAATAAATATGCTGGTATGATTCCAACAGAATTTGATTCAGATAAGTATTCTAATATTAAAATATTTCAAGAAAATGATTTTGAATTTAAGAACTCATGGATTGAATATCATAATTCATTCGAAAATAATTTTCAGATTTTATGTTGTCAATGTAATGGAAGAAAAGGAAAAAAAGTTTATGAAGTAGAATTATCATAATCGTGTAGTATATCATTTATTAAATCATTAGGAATCATATCTAATAATTCTTTTATTTTTATTACATTGATGAGATGGTCTCCATATTTGTTTGCTACATCTTCAGGTATATCATTTTTCTTTATATAATTAAGTGTCTTTCTTCTCATATTTATTTTTTCAGAATTTTTTTTATAATATGAATTCATATAAGTCTTCATGTATGTATTATAATCTTTACTCTGTGTAATTTTTGGTTCAACATTATCCATTTTATTCTAAGTTGAAAATATATTTTTATATTAATTTTTTTTTAATTAATATAAAATTTTCTTTAATAGATACTAATAATTTTTCTGATAGTAGATAGTATTTTCAAACCCTAAAAATAAATTAAAAAAAAAAAAAAAAAATTCATTTTTATATTTTTTATAATTTTCAAAATAACTATCAGAACTATAACTACTATCATTCCTAGTATAAAAAATTTTAGAATAAATAAATAAATAAGATTATTATAAGTAATAAAATAATTGAATTATAATAAAAAATGCCATTATGCTCTCAGTGATAGTTAATTATCTACTATCACTCATAAAAAAACTATCATTCGCTCAAAAGTTAATTTTTATCAATCCTTCATCATTCAAATATTTTATCAATAATTTATTATTGACGTGATATACAACGTGACTATTTTTTATTTTTTTAATAAATTTTTTAGATTCATTATCATTATATTCTGCCCCATCACTAACACAAAATTCTTTTAATTTCAATCCAAATGCCGTGCTTGTATAATCTGCTTTAAAATTACAATCTTCTTTGAATTTTTTAAATAAATCAAATAATTTTTTACCATAGAAAATAGATTCATTTTCGTTGTGTGAATTAGTAAGATTCAAATATGACGCTCCATCTGTTTGATATATAGAATTCATATATTCAAAAAATCTAATAATGATAGGTAATGATGCTTCTTTTAATGTTTTATAATATTCAGTTTGAGGTCTTGTATTTACCCAATCTTTATTACTCACATCTCGTTGCATTAAAAAATTAAAAAATCTTCCAATCAAATCTTTATTGACATATTCATCATTTTCATCTAATCCATAAACATTATCAAATAAAGGTCTAAAATAATTTATATCATTACAAATACTATTATCTCCTTCTGTACCGGCATTTCTTCTATCACTCATTTCAAGATAAAAAGAATTATCATTATTAGTTAAAAAAGCAAATGAAACATAATTTTTTTCTTTTCTTTGTTTTTCAAACTTTTCATTAATAACATTCATCTTGTTAGTAATCATTGTCTTTAATTTTTCTTTATTAGCAATACTATCTTTTATTTCAAATTCATTAATAATGACAAGTAATTTATGAGATAATAGTGCATTAAAATTATCTAAGTCTTTAAGTCCTTGAATATTTAAATAATATTTTTCTCCAATTAGTCCTTTACCAAACCAATCAAAAAAAGTATCTTTTCCGATCCCTTGTAAAGATTTAAAAATTAATGCAATATTATTTCTTCTATTAGGATATTGAATTTTATAAGCCAACCAATCTAAAGTATAATTATAGAATTCATCATTTCCACATAAACGCCAAATATGGTCATGTAATAGATTATATTGAAAATCTAAATCTGGTGATAATTTACCTGTCATTTCATTATTCAAATATTCATTATAATATTTCAATCCATTTAAACCTGAAAATAAATTATAAACATTATTAGGACAATTATTATCTTGTTCTCTACCATATGGCATAAAATCAATTCTTTCATATGTTTTAATATTAATATCTGTTCTCCAATCATCTACGAATAATCTTTCATTTTCAATCCATTTGCCTTCTTGTTCTTCACTTGATGGTTGTTTAAATGTATATTTAGTCCAAAAAATATTTTCATAAAGAGTTGTAAGTTCAGTTTTGTTTCTCATTATAATTTCATCTTCTCCAACAACATTTATAATTTCACAAAAACATACAGGATTTCTTAATTTGAAATTAGTTTCTTCAAAAGCAGTTTTTAAATCAGAATACGATGTAGTAAGATTTAATTTTTCAATATTGAATATATCTTCAAATAATTCAGGATTATCTGTCTTCGCAAATTTTTTAATTTTATCCCAATTTTTATTTTTTTCACTTTTTTTAAATTTACAAGGTATAATCTTATTCCACTGCTTACATACTTCTTCAACATTATAACTTGAATAAAATAAATTATTATTATCATCTTTTAATTTACTGAAATAGACAAACGCATCATATCCTTCATCATCTTTATCTTTATTATGAAAATGATTTTTCAATAAGCAACCCATTTCAAACCAAGAAGAATAATTACAAACTCTATCACGAGTGAAACATTGGCATATTTGTTGAAACATTTTAAAATTTTGTGAAATAGTTTCACTGACTTGTTCTTCAATTTGAACTTTTTGTAAAACAACTTTTTTATCTGCCTTGGTTTTAACTTTAGATAATTTTTTTGAAGTGTCTTTCTTTTTTGTATATTTAATATTATTATCATCAAAATATTTAATTATTTTTTCAGTAATATTACCAAGTTGTCCTTCATTATAAATCTCATATTTATATATTTCTCCTGTTGAATGATTTTTATATTGAGTAGGAAATGAAATAATAATTCCACCATTAGAGCGAAAATCTATTTTATATTTATCTTCATTAGTATCATTACTAATGCTTGTATCTAATGCTTCATGATAATTAAAAATAATATGAAATCCTTTTTTAGTTTTTTGTGTTAAATAATTCTTGCATTCAGGATTGAATTTGATGAATTCATCATAAGCAATTTGTGTATCAAAATCAATGGCAACACAATTAAAATCTTTTCCAGTTCTGATACAAAATGATTTAGGTTGTTTAATAATTTCTTTTCCAGTAGTTTTATTGAATGTTTTACATAAAATATGTTCAGTCCAATTCTCAGGTGAAACTTCACTCCATTTTTTAAATGGTAATTTCTTTTTTAATGTTCCATCTTTATCATCAAAAAGAGTCATAATTTGGTCTGCTCCATAACCAATCAGGTTATAGCGTTCCATATAATTTTTAAATTGTAATGCTTCGTTTTCTAAAGTCATCTTTGTTATATATTGATAATATTTTATCTTTAAGTTAAAAAAATTATTAAAACATATTTTACTTTAATTAAATAAAATGAAACTATCATTTTTTCAGATAGTTTAAAATTAACTATCATAAGAGCATAATTTTATATTTTTTTATTATTCAAAATTATCTTACGCATTGTAATCTTATTTATTTATTTATTCTAAATATATTTATACTAGGAATGATAGTAGTTATAGTTATATAGTTATTTGAAAATTATAAAAAAAATAAAATATAAAAAATAAAAAAAAATATTTTTTATATTTTTAGGATTTTAAAAAAGTGTCTTGTATCTACATAGAAACAACATTTAACTCATAAATAATTTCTAATGCTTCTTTTCTAGGCAATCGTCCATCATTCATAAATTTAATAATTAATTGTTTTAATTCTTGTATTACTTCACGACTATCATTCCCAGCAGAATAAATGCCCTTCAGCATTTCATATCGTTCATTCTCTTTTTGTTCTTGGTCTGATTCAACTAATTTAACTTTATACTTACCATATAATCCACTTCCATTAATTAATTTTTTAAAAATTCTTTTTTCACTTGCCGATAATCTATGTAAATGTTTTTCATTGAATTTTTTATTATCAATCAAATCGTTTAAAATATCTTGTAGTTCTTCGCTGATAGAAACATTAGATAAATCTTTAACTGAACCACCTGATTTAAGCGTTTTAGCATCTAATCGTTTATCATTTAATTTTTTTAATGACAAAGCATATTTTCCAAATTCAACGAATTTAGGTTCTTCTTGAATATGAATTCCTCTGCCTTGAACTAGTGAAGCTCTTGGTTGATATTTTTTTATTGATTTTCTAACAGCTTGCTGCATTCCTCTTCCGCCTCTCAGTCTTATATTCAATTCTCCAATAGCAGAGTTTCTTGCCATTTCAGGTAATCTCGGATCATTTGGATCAAAACCTCCTAATTCAATATAATTTTGTAATTTTTCCTTATATAAATCTCTGAATTCTTTTGTTTGTTTAAATGATTCTTCTGTTAAAGTTTGTGTCATAATTTGTTCCTCTCTTGCTAAAGAATATACTTCATCTAAAGTTTCATTAATTTCTTTCAAATCATCAATATTAACTTTATCCATTAAAATAGAATCTATTTGAGTAAATGCATTATCCAATTGAGACAAAATCTCTGCCTTGTCTGATTGTGATTGAATTCTTCCCTCACGAATATTTCTATCAATTCCTTCAAGTTGCCTCATTATAATATTATCAACTAATTCAATATCTCTTCTTGTTGGTAATCTTTCTAATTTTCCAATTAAACTCTGATACATATCTTCAGCGACAATAACATTATCTCTCGACAAATCAGCAACTCCGCTTTCGATTGTTCTTTGAATTCTATCATAATCAACATTACTAACAGTATTTTCTAAATTTTGTAATCTATTAATAGCATCATTCATTAATGTATTCAATTGGGCATTACCAATTCTAACATCTCGTTTAAACATAGCTTGAGCTCCACGAAGATTATTAATAGATTTTTGTAATTGTCTAGTATCAGGCAACATTTGACGCAGTCCTCTAATCTCAGCAATTACTGCTGATGAATTAGATAATCCTTTTATTCCTCCTGATTCTTCATGTAATCTTCTATAATTTTGAACATAATTTATTAAATCACTTGGGAACATTTTAGTATTATTTGTATCAATTAATATTTGTTGAAATTTTCTTAAAATTAATTGTTTTTCTTCATCATTCAATCTATTCATGACATAAACAATAGGATTAATTCGTTGTTGATAATTATCATCAGTTTCATTAACATTTCTACTTAGTCCAACAGGTTCAATTAATAATTTTCCTAAATATTCTTGTAATACTCGTGAAACTTCAGCTTCATCTCCTAGTACTTCAGCAATAGGTTTTTCTTGTGCTTTTATAGGTTCTGTTTCAAATTCAGCACTTTCTTTTAAAGCAGAATTTTGTGCTGCAACTCTTAAATATTGTAAATATCTCTCTCTCGATTGAATTTCATCGTATTCATTTTTGGGACCGAAAAAATTAATTCTGTTTGTCATTATGTAATAATATATACATAGAAAATAAAAATGAAATAATGAAAAAACGAACTTAAAGATAATCACCACAAAAGCCAATATGAAAGCCAAGCTGCACTATATTTTGGAGCATCTTTCCATTTATGATTTCTTAATCTAAACAATCTTTTTCTTTCTTCATCACCAGTAAGTGTAAAATCTTTGTGAAATAAAGAACCAAAGTCCTGATACTTATTTGTTTCAGGATTTACTATTCTATATTTTTTATTTTTTCTTGGACTATACACAACTTCAAGCCCATATTCTCTTGCTTTTTTTCTAACTATTTCAGGATTAGAAAATAATTCAATAAATTTTCCTTTTCCAGTTCCATAATAATCCATATCTGCTGACATATTATTATGATGTTATATATTATTTTGTTCTAAGTATCCTAAATGTTTTTTTGTTTTTAAATGTCTTGATTTTGTTGAATGAGTATATTTTCCACCACATTCACAATCAAAATTTTGATTTGCTTTTTCTCTAATTTCTTCTTTATGTTCTTCTCTATATTGTTTTTTGTATTCTGATATTTCTTCTTTATGTTCTTCTCTGTATTGTTTATAATATTCTGATATTTCTTCTTCATGTTCTTCTCTGTATTGTTTTCTTTGTTTTCTAATTTCTTCTTTATTTTGTTCGTAATATTGTTTATAATATTCTTTATCTGTTCTTGTAGGAATATTTTTATTTAATGTTGATTGTAAAGTTTCAATCCAATATCTTTCTCTTAACTCTGCTTGATTTTTATTTTCACAGGAATATTCTTCAATCACAACCATAGACCAATTATTCCAACCACCATGCTCACGAATAAATTTATAAACATACAAATTATGGTATTTATCATTTGAATTATGACATCTACTTTTATGTTGGGTTTTTCTTCTAATTTTATCAGTTGTAGAACCAACATATTCATCAGTAATAGTAGGGTCATTACAGCATAATTTATACATAATAGTGTTAGAATAATTAATATCTTTACGAGGCATAATGTATTAATATGTATTATAATATATTATGTTTTTATATTTATTATTTTGCTATACTTTTTTTAAAAGTATATTTAAATATTTTGTAAAGATAATTCTCTTTTTGGTGAATGAGAATTATTTTCATTTTTTTCTTCTTCTATTTCATGTTCTATATCACGCTGAATATGCACCAGTCCAAAGCATAATGACACATCACTGCACTTACTTTTAAAACTATATTTAATGAGTAATGCTAGTAACCCTACAGCCAATGAAGATATACCATATAATAATGTATTATCCATTATAATATATATTGTGATAATTATACGGAAGCGGTTTTTATTACTAAACCTAATTTATTTGAAATCAAAACTTTCAAATAATTATCATCATTTCCCCAATTAGCATATTCAGTACCTTCAATGATGAATTGTTTTTCGTATAATCGTTTTCCATCTTTATCAAATGTATTTGTAATTACACAAGCACTATAATTTAATGAAATGATAATGATATTCATATCAAAACTATTTACTAAATAAGGCAATGAAACTTCTTTTTCAACTACTTCAACGATATTAGACATTATATAATATCGCAATAAAAAAATAATTTTTATTTATCCAATTCTCGTATAACTATAAATAGCATTAAGTGTCGTTGTAGAACCACCTGAATAATTCAAAACAAAATTAATATGAAATACATTATTAGCAGTTGCCAAAACATCTAAATTAATATTCATATAAGATGTATATGTGCTACTTAATGAACTACCAACTAAACCCGTTATACTTGGAGTATATTTTGTTGGAGTTGAAGTGCTTGGAAAAGTAGCACTTGTTCCATCTAAACACCATCTACATTCTGTTAAAGTGTGATTAGCACCACCCGCCAAAGTTATTAAAACTTTAATACTATATGTTCCAGCATTTACTATTGTGAAATTACTAAAATTTCTTTCACTTGCTGATGATGTAAATGAACCTGATGATGTAGATATAGGACCTGTAATATAACCCAATTGTGTTGCTGTTGATGGAGTTGTTAAATAACTAAAACCAATAGGTCTTCTCACTTGAATTCTTGTTGATGTTATATTAAATACATCATCATCACTCGCTCCATTATAAGTATTGAAAAACATAGTTGCTTGTCCTGACGGGCATCTTGCTTTCAAAAGTGTTGAATTAGCACCATCATTTACTATTTCTAATCTTGATAATGGTGTAGTTGTATTTCTTCTAATTTCTAATGATGGTGAATATATAGTGCTTGAAGTTAAAGTCCATACTCCTAATTCATCAATAGAATTAGAATTATTGTTAAATACATTTTGTGATGTAGGCGGTCTTCCTAAAAATGATGAAGTCATTGCTCTGTTAGTTCCATCATATCCAACACCACAAAAAATACCTTGTTCTTTACTCCAACAAATAGACGCCCAATTAACATTATTACTTGTTCTGGTAGTCCAATTTATTCCATTAAAACTTGTCATTATTCTTGTATTTGTTCCACTATCGGCAACGGCAGTAAATGTCTGTAATTCAGGAGACCAACAAACAGATAACCAATTATTATCAATAGAACTTGTTCTAATAGTCCAATTTATTCCGTCAGTTGAAGTCATAACTCTATTTCCAATACCTGAACCAGCAACAGCAACCAATAATCCTAATTGTGGAGACCAACATAATGAATTCCAAGCGTTAGTATTTGGTGCTACTCTGGCAGTCCAAGTTATTCCGTCAGGTGAAGTCATTACTCTATTTGAGGCAGTTCCACCGCTTGACGCAACAGCAACGAATAAACCTAATTCGGCAGCCCAAATTACTTCTTGCCAGCCATTATCAGCAGGAGAACTTCTGGCAGTCCATCCAATTGTTCCATTAGCACTTGTCATTATTCTATTCCCAGTTCCTGATGAAGCAACAGCGACAAATAAAGTTAATTCAGGAGACCAACAAACAGAATTCCAAGTATAATCGTTAGCACTTGTTCTGGTCGTCCAAGTTATTCCATCTGGTGAAGTTGATACTCTATTACCAATTCCGCCTCCGCATACAGCAACAAATAATGGAATTTCAGGAGACCAACAAACAGAATTTAAACTATTTGTATTAGGTGTTGTTCTGGTAGTCCAAGTTATTCCATCAGGAGATGTGACTACATTTGAAGTTGATAAACTATAAGAAACGGCACAAAAAATACTTAATTCACTCGCCCATACAACAGAATACCAATTATTTACTTGTGATATATTTCTGGCAGTCCAAGTAGAAACAGCGGTTTCTCCACTTGACTTTGGATTTAAAGCAGGATAAGCATCTTTCGCTAATTCATAAAATCCATTCACATTATTCCAAGATGGGTTTAATTCTTGATAAAGTCTATTATATGTTGTATTCACATCTCCATTTAACGCCAAAGATGTTGATTTTACACCATTCGTATTGTTTGTTCTAAAAATAATATCGCCTCCGTTGATACTACAATCTAAAAACATACCTCTTCCTAAACCTGACACTAATGAACTATCAGTCCAAATAGCACTTGTAGTTGAACCAGTTGTAGTATTATTACCACTAATATCAGTAAAACTTAATGTTCCTAATCCTTCCAATCTTCTTCTCGCACTACTTATCGCATTTGGTAGGTCTGTTCCGCCAGGAGGATTGAAATTAATGACATTATTGAATGTTGTAGTTGTTGTATTGACACCTCCAGTTCTTGTATATGACATTCTAAATTCCGTCCAGTCGCCCGTTGAAAATTGACCACATTGAAGGGTTAAACCGCAATTACTAATGTCAGTAGTAAAAACTCGCATACCATTTTTCATATTAGAATTCCAATTTGAAATTGTTACAGCACCGCTATTTTGACCGCGGGTTAATATAACAGCATCATTCAACATCGTAGTTGCTCCAAAAGACCCACTTCCGCCGGCGGGCATTATTGATAATCCTTTTCCAGCATAATTATCATAGAAATCAAATCTCGTACCAGACCCAGTAGAACTATTACTATTAAAAGCAAAATCACTTAATTTAAAAAAATTTCTGTTACTTGTATCACCTAAAACTAATGGTTGTTGAATAGTTCCATTCCCAGCATTCATAGTTAAATTATTATTAGCAAGAATTACTAATGGTCTATAACAAGTTGTTCCTACGAAACTTTCCATTTCCATTACATTAATAGGATTACCACCAGTATCTTCACAAGAAAATCTTGTTTTACCACTTGTAGCATCATTACTAATTAATAAATTAATTCCATCTTGATACATTCTACTACTTCGTCCAGCAATTCCATTGATATCATTTGTATTATAATAAGATGATGTTATTTGTCTATTATTAGCGGTAGCACTATTTAAAGTGATGGTATTTTCAAATGAAGAAGTCCCATTTACAATAATACTATTCAATGTTTCAGTTCCTGCTTGTGCTAAAGGAAATTTCAAATAATTAGAATTCAAATATGCAATATCTAGAGCATCAAAGGTGGCAGAACTTCGCCAATCATTAGGATTATAAATAGGATTTAATGGAAAAGGTATAGGAGGCTCTTCTTCTGACATAATTTATATATTAAACATAGATTATTTATTTTTTATTTTTCTTCAATTCCACTTTTAAGAAAAGTGGAGCAAAAATAAATTTATCATCTTTTTGCTATACTTTTTGTTATACTTTTTTAAAAGTATATATATATAAATAATGTCTCGTAAAAAAAACAATGATAATGAAATAGTAAATTTTTATAAAATAATGCCTGCTAAATTAAAACCAAAATATTTTAATCCAAATTATGAAAATCATAAAATAGATTTACCATTTAGGATAATAATAGTTGGAGCATCAGGATCATGTAAGACTACAGTCGCATGTGATTTAATGAGACGAATGAATAATACATTTGGAAATATAAAAATAATTACAAAAGCACAAGAACCTTTATATGATTTTCTTAAAAGTAAAATACCAGCATCACACTTACAAGTAACTGAAGGCATAACATCTGTTCCTGATTTAAATACATTTGAAGAAGACGATGAATTAAAACAATTACAGCATCTAGTAATATTTGATGATTTAGTATGTGAAGATAAAAAATTACAAGATAGATTAATAGCACCATACTTTATAAGAGGAAGAAAAATCGCTAAAGGAATAAATTGTATTTATATTACACAATCATATTATGGTGTTCCATCATTGATAAGAAAAAACTTAACTCATATAATAATTAAAAAATTAGCAAACAATAGAGATTTAATGAGAATATTGCAAGAATATAATTTAGGATTAGAAAATGATGTATTAATGAATTTATATCAATATTGTTGTAGAAGTAATGAAGATTTTTTAATGATAGATTTATCAGCACCAGCAGAAAGTAAATTTAGAAGAAATTATTTAGAAGTATTAGATATAAATAATTTTCTATAATATA